CCCAGGTTCATGTAGTTGGTCGAAGCGGCTGTCGCCGTGATTGCCTGATCGTCTGAGAACAGGGCTTGTGCGTCGAGTAGCATGAGAAAATCCTTTCGCTACAAAGAGGTAATGGAGGGAGGCATGATCGCCCCCCTACCCGTGTTCAGATCAAACGATCCGTGCTTCAGTATCGAGCAGGCTGTCGATGCGGTGGACAGGGAACTCGCCCCACATTGTCGTGCGCTTGCCTGCTACTTCTTCAACAGAGAGCTGGACGTTGGACTTGTTCAGTGCCTGCTTGCGCAAGAACTTAGCGACCGTGCGCGAGACGTAGATGACTGTCTTGCCGCTGACGAGCTGACCGTTCACGTCCACACCAAGTGCAGTTGTGTCCAGGTTCTCTTCTGCGTCGATCATCAGATCAAGCAGATCAGCGCCGGTTGCTGCATCCTTGGTCAGGTTGGACACATCGATGTTTGCAACGCGGCTGACGCAGCGCCAATCACCGAGCGTGAAGCCCAGATCCCACTTCATGTGATCGAGATAGATCTGCATGAGCTTGCCATCGGAGAAGCGCTTTGTGTCTTCGCCCAGGTTGCGATGCGAGAAGCCAACAGCGGAGCCTTTAGGGTACAAGAGCTGCGCACCGCGCTGGCCCCAGGTCACCATCCAGACACTCGTATTGTCCGATCCCGTGCCGCCAGCGTCTGTGATCTGACGCCCAGAAGCAGCGCCCAAGTCGTTGAAGCGAGCATCAAGACCCATGAAGCCCTGTGGGTTTGTGCCGGTGTCGCCATAGAACATGTTCGACGCAACAAAGTTGTTGAAACCCTGCAGCTTGCCGACCACTTCTGTCGCACGGAAAGCATTCGCGTTGCCGCTCATGTCAGCCAGTGCCTTGTCCACTTCGCAGTAGTCTTCGATCATGCCTGTCGTATCAACGACCTGCGCTGTCTCAGTCTTGGAAGGCTGGACGCCTTGGTTGTACATGCGAAACGCTGGCTCTGGGATGCCGACGCGGATCGTGTTCTGGTGCTTGGAGCCATCGTTACATTCTTGATAGATGGCGTCAGCGATGATCGGGTTGGACTTCTCAGCCGCCTCGATGATGCTGCCGATGTTGTTGTCCGGGTCCGTGCGAGACAAGATGTCCACAAGGCTCGGGTTTACTACGTTTAGTTCAGCCATTTTACTGGTCCTTTATGATCCATAGAGTGCAGAGGTGAGTGATTTGCGGGCTGGTGCATCGCCGCCGAGAACAACGCCTGGGTCGGCCAACTTGCGGCCAACTTTGTATGCGTATTTGACGAAGGCTGGATGTGAGCCGAAGCCTGTGGCCTCCAGCAGCATCTTCATCTCGGGGTCTGCGAATGCTTCGATGCCCGAGCGTGCGATGGCTGCGTTCTTTTCGTAGTTGCTGCCCCCGATCTCGGGATCTGCACGAACCTCATCTGCCCACTCGCCTATGCGCTTGGTGAGTTCTACCTGTTGGGCTTCTTCAGCTCCGGCCATCTGGTCTTGGACCATCTTGACCTGTCGATCTGCGACCCACTTGAGGGCATCAGATGCGCTCGCGTTGGGGTTCTCTGCGAGCCATCCATCGACATCCGATGAGTAGCTTTCAAAGTCAGATCCGTAGCTTTCCATGCCTTCGGGCGTAGGGATTGCGAAACCTTCCACCGGAGCATCGGTTGGTTCCACAGCTCCCTCGGTTGGTGCGTCAGACGCTGCAGCGTCTTGGCCTGCCGTGATGGCAGGATCTGGTGTTGCCGGTGCGGCGTCCGCGTTTGGTGCGGGTGCATCGACAGGTGTCTCGGTGGGCGCAACAACGCCTGCTTCATCAACCATTGGTATCTCCTCTGCTGGTGTGATTGCCGTCCACCACAGCCATGAAGTGATCGAAGCGGTCCTGTGCCTCGATCATCATGTCGGCCAGCGTCTGCGGCCCGTGTGGTAGGATGTGTTCGCGCAAGATCTTCAGACCCACAGAGCGCTCGCCCTCCAGGAAGTTGCTTGCGGCATTGCCGGTGTAGGAGCTTGCGTAGACGTGGCAGTGATCCAGGATCGACCACGCGATGAAGCGGCCCTCTCGCGTGGAGAGAAGCCCGGCCCAGGCGTTGCGCAGCTCATGCGCGTGCAGCTCCATGAACTGCTCCTGGTCCGCGTCACCCGCGTCCATCTCGTCCACCAGCCATTCGACGCCCGCCATACTCATATGCCGACGCCCTGCTTCTGCATCCCGGCGTCACCCCGGTTGGCAGTCTCGGAGATCAGCTTGGCTGCTTGCGCCATTGGCTGTGCGTTCTCCATCATCATCTGGGTCTGCTCGGCCTGCTGTGCTGCTTGGGCGTTGGCCTGGCGCTGCTGATCCACGACGCTCTTGTCGCGCAGGATCTTTGGTGGTGGGCCGATCTGGTCTGAGAACTCCCGGAGGATCTCGTCGCCATCGAGGACATCGAGGACTTCCGGCTTGAGCTGTGCGAGGGAGCCTGCGAAACCGACCGTGCGCTCGATTGCAGCCACACCCACAGCGCGTTGAGCTTGTGCCAGCAGTGAGATGTACTCGACGCGGATCGGGCGACCAGCGATGCTCTCAGGGGCTGGCGGCAGCAGGTCTGCCTTCTGCATCATGAGGAAGGTGGCCTCGACAATCGGCGAGAGCAGCCCGTTGTCCAGGCTCTCAAGAACCGGACCAAGGACCAACAGCTTTTCTTCGTGGCGCTCTGCGATCTCGGTGGCTGTGACCTGACGCCGATCTGACATGGTGGTCATCAAGAACAGGTCTTCGTAGAACGAGGAGCTGATGCGCTTTCGCGTCTCTTCGATGTCCATCATCAGGGCTTGGATGTCGGTGCGGGCCTCGTAAGCCGGGCGCAATCCACCCTTCTGCAGGTCACTGACGTTGAGGGTCGTGATCCCGCCGGGGATGTTGCGGAAGGTCTGGCTTGATCCTGCCGGGCCTTGGAGTGGTGGCCTGATCTGGAGCTGGATCGCGAGGGCCTTGTCGCGGTGCTGGCCTTGAAGCTGCACAGCATCGCCGAGGGCGTCCATACCTGGAGAGTTGACCCCCCAGGCCTCACCTTCCAGGCGTTCCCAACGTGGTCCAAGGATGGAGTTGTGATCCATCCCGGAGATCTCGAGGAAGCGGTCGGTCTGACCCTTCTCCCAGTAGAGAGATGCGAACTGCTTCTCTGCGCCCAGTGGTGATGTCGGGTCGTATCCGCTGCGCTCTTCGACAGCGTGGCAGATCTCGACAAATGCGTAGTGGTCGTTCTTGATCCACTTGTTCTGAACGTGGGTGCTGCACTGCTCGATGCCGAACCTGTTCACGATCTGCGATACAGTCTGCAGCATGTCCCGGTGCATGACGTTGGTCTTGCCTCGGTGGTCTTCCTGGATGCGATACCCGCCCATCGGGAAAGCGTGCGTGGTGATCACATCCTCGAAGTCGGAGACGATCATGCCGCCGAATGTCCCGAACAGGCCGAGGTCAGCATAGGCTGCGTCAAGTGTGCGGTAGACGTTGGACGCACGCAGGACGGCGTAGGCCATCTTCTCTGCGTGGTGCAGGTAGGCTGCGACCTCTGCGTCCTGCTCTGCTGCCTCGTCGTGCAGTCCCAGCTTGAACCACTTGCGGCTCGGGCTGGTCATGCCTGACATCAGGCCAGACTTGAGCGTGCGCAGTGCGCGGCGTGCAGTGGCGTCGATGATCTTCTTGTTGAGTGTCTGCCCGGACTTGTCGCCCAGGCTGAAGCGGCCACGGGTTGGCTGGATGTTCTCGCGCAGGGCCTCGAAGTGAGGCTTCCACGCTGCGAACTCAGCATCCATGCCTGTCCTGCGATGCGCGAGACCCTTGAGGGACTTCACTGCATCAGGATCGGCAGGCTTCTCGATGACCTTGCGCTCGTCCATCTTAGACGCCAAGCAGGGTCTTCTTGACCAACGCCATCGTTGGCAACATTGCCGCGTCACGTCCGCCGGTCGTACCAGCCGCAGCAGTTTCAGCAGAGCCACGCGGCTTGCGCACGCCATCACCGCCGGTCAGGATTGTGGAGGTTCGGCCTGTCTTAGACCCGGTCTCGCTGTACGTCGGGGCGTGGCCGCCCTGGTAGCGCGGAGCAGGTGGTGGCGTCTTTGGCTTTGAACACATGGGTAGGCTCCATAAGATGAATTATTATCCTATGGTTTACCACCTTCCTCATGGTTCAAATATGATCGAAAACTACCTCCAGATCGGATCGTAGTCTGCGTCTTTGCGCTGCTC